AGTTGTCGGTATCAATGGTCGGCGTGGCACTTGATGCTTCTGTTGAAACTCTTACTCCAAGTAATGTGTTTATGTCATCTCTTGTTTTCTTTGTAAGAGTAAGAACCATCTTGTAGACTTTAGCAGATGTATTCTTTGTGGAAGCACCGCTACTCTCTTGGTTTCTTGTAACAGTCAAAGTATCAGTTGACCTGGCAGTACATCTAACTATCTCAACATTGGGGTCATCAGCAGGGTCAGCATAGTCGGTAGCATTCCACCAAACCAAATTAAACTCACCATCAGTAGATGGAGCAGGTAGTTTAGCACCATCGCCAGTCTTCAATACCACTTCGGTAGCAGAGGAATCATACCCAGTTGATACCTCTACTTTAGCGAAGTTTTCTACAGCATCTAACATTAAGCGATTTGGATTACACCATCACTTCCGTCAAAGTCAAGAGTGAAGGTATCTCCGTTGTTTAGAGTAATTGACGACCCGTAATCATACCACCCGATAAGTTCATCGTTAGTGGCATCATCATTGTAAAGCACGACATATCTGAACGGTTCTACTTCTCCTGAAGCAGTAAGAACTTTGTCAGTTAATACCAACTTATAAGTTCCAGCAGTCTGGGATGAACTTGTAGTAGTTATATCTCTGGCAGATAAGTTAGTGTATGTTATTTCTGAAATATCTGTGAGAAGAGCATCTGTAGCCTCTGGAGCAGTATTAGATAATGCTACAGTGATAGTATCAGAACCTAAATCGTGTTTCTTTTCAGCTACTGCTTCAACAAAAGAGTTGAATTTGTTATAACTTGCCAAATTTATACTTTTGATACTGACACTAATCCCTGCAAAAACGGAATTAATCGTTTCTCTTCAGCTCTCTTTCTCGGACGATGAGCTTGGCATAAAGTAATACCATTATTAATTTTATATTTTAGTTCTGGGAAGTTCGACCATCCCAGACATATTATTTTATTTAGTTAATTTTAATATGTTACGACAGCTTTTATAGTGAAAGTTCCTCCTGTTCCCTCTGTATTTCTAGTAAGTTTTACTCTGAAATGAGTTAGCCCAGGTAAAGTCTCTGGAGTCATCCAGTAAAGATGAGAAGCTACAGCACTAGAGATTTGCTTACTAGCGACTCTTGTGAAATTTTGAGCATTAGTGTTAGTCGCATTATCGATAAGCATATTATATGCTATCCAAGTAGTTCCATTATCTACAGAAACTTCTACGGTCATTGTTCCAGCTCTGTCCATAGTAGGAGTTTCCCCCACTGTTTCATTAGCTGATAAAAAGTTTATACCTACTCCAGTTGCTCCAGCTATTAACTGTCCTGATGAAGTTGTTGTTGTAGTAACTTCATCTATCATTGTTGGGTAATATACTACCCCTTTTGTATATGTTTTATGCATAATTTTAATTTTCTATTATCCCCCCGAAGGGGTGGTAGTTTTTAATTGGAACTACCAAACCAATCAATCAAGCTATTGTTCCAACTTCGATATATCTTTTTCCTACACCCTCTATATCAACCATAATATAGTGAGTTGTAGTTAAAGATTTTTCTCCTACTTCTTCAATAGCATTTCCTTCTCCGACAGTAGATTCAAAACCAATGAATGGTTCTGAAACATCATCCTGAACAAGGTGCACAACATTAGCAACACCAGTTGTGTGGTCTTGATGAATCCTTACAACAGAAGAATCAGCATCACAAGCAGAAACATTAGAAACAAACTCAGCTGTAGCTTTATTTTCTGCTAGAGCACCTGTAGAAGTTGCTAGAATACTAGAACCTGCTATAGGAGCTGCATCAATCTTCAAAGCCTGAACTTTCTTTGATGTAGCATCAATGTGGACACCCACATTTTCGTTTGTGTCTGTCAATCCAGCAAAGTCAAACTCTGCATATACAGCACCAGATGTAGGAGTACCAGTAGTCTCCACTCTTAATGTATTTCCACCAGTAGCTAATGCACCATCGGAAGATACTTTCAATACAGCTTTATCTGAAGCCAATGCACCACCACCATTCAATTGAACAACTGAATTATCAACAGAATCTCCATCAATATTCATTGCCTGCATAACCTTTCCAGCACCTACAAACTCTAATCCAACAGAACCCTCTACTGGAGTTCCAGAAGGAGCAATCCTAATTTGGTTAGAACCATCCGCTGAGTTACCAGAAGAATTGATAAGTAAGATTGAAGAGTCACTTGCTGTTACTCCACTTGAAGTCAAGGTTACTAAGTCTTCAGCTGTCTGAATTCCTGTAATCTCTAATGCCTTTGTTGAATTAACTGCTGTAGTTATTGCAACTGCACCATCTTCACCAACTGTGAAGTCAGATGTGCCATCATCATTACAGTTGATATAATATCCACCATCCAAGCTAGCCCCACCATTATCAATGTAAAGGATAGAACCGCTCGTAGTAGCATCTGAAACTATCTCTACTGTGTTTCCAGTAGTAATAGTAGCATTAGTTACTGATAATGTTTTTGCATTGTCTCCATCGGTTATAGCAAGACTACCATCACTCATAACAGCATCACCTGCAGTAATTGTTAGAACAGTAGAACCTGCTGAACCTGCTTGAGTTATTGTAGCACTAGCTTCTAAAGTAACATCATCTTCGAAGTTAGTAGCACCAGCAATATCTAAAAGACTTGCTGTTCCATCCCAAGTAATTGTAGCATCAGAACTATCTCCTAAAGTGATAGGTTCATCATCATTCATTGTTAATCCAGTAGCTACAATAACACCTGCTTTACTTATAGACCAAGTGTCACCAGTTCCTTTTACATCAGAACCACTTCCTGAATTATTGAACTGCAGTAAATCTCCTGTTGCTAAAGCACCTCCAGCTAAAGTAAAGGCATCACCACTAGCGTCTGTCTTTGTCCAAGTAATCCCAGTGGCTTCATCTATAGTCATGGTTTTATCTGCATCGTAGAGTCCATCCCATGTAGTTATACCACCAGCTCCTGATTCCAAAGTAACCCAAGAAGTTCCGTTCCAATATTTGGCATAATCACCTACAATGGCGAAACCTCCCCTTGTCGCATCTGTGTCAGTTGGATCGCTAGTGTAATTTTCTAACTCTAGCCATCCATATGAAGTTTTTATTTCACTCATAATTGTTTATTTTAATTAGATAAATAATATCTTTTTCTAATTCATTGCCCTCATAAATTTGCTCCGTAGAAATATGCAATGGAATATATCCAGAGTTTAACAAAGATTGTTCCTTGTCTCTATTTATATTTTTGTGAATATCACCATCGACTTCGATAATCACTCTCCCTATAAGGAAGTCCACCTCTCTACCATTAACCTTCCATTTTGCCTTAAACTTAATATGATTTTTCTTTAAGATTTCAGCAATTTTTCTCTCGGTTTTAGTAGAGTTGTTTCTACGAAGTTTTGAAAGAGCATGTCTCATATTTCTCTATAACATTTACCTTGATGAGAAAAGATAAAGTTCTGATGAGTGCTATAAGGTGACAACCCTCGACTTTTATTCAGCAAAATACTTTATTTTTGTTCAAGTTTTTTCTCCTCTATCTTGCCTGTGTTCATATTAACATTATAACTTTTGTTCTTCACATCATAACCCATCTCAAATAAAATTCTGTTTAGTCTTAATTTCTTGATATTATCAATAGCTTCAGCAGTGAACAAATGTTCTACTCTCATATCTTCCATCTTCTGAAGTTCATTAAGGTTTTTAGCATTAATCTTATTTTTTAGTCTCATTTTTTTCTAATATTTTTTTTATTTCGACTATAAGGTCTCCACGAGAAACACTATCTTCATCAAAGGACATTCCTAGTTCTTTGGCTTTAATAACCAAATCTTTCTTAGTCCAGTAATGAATAGGTTTTTCTTCTGTAGAAACACTTTCACTTTTTGGTTGTTCTCCAACAACCTCTTTTTTTAGAATTCCAGCTCTGACATCATCATGGGAAATACCACTCTTAATAGCAGCAGTTTCCTCATCAGTCCAAGGAATTCCAACAGCTTTTACTCTGTTTTGTTCTACTAATTTTGCCCAGTTTATTATACTTTTCATATTTTTGTTTTGTCTTTTGGAGTGAGAAGAAGTCTTGTTTTTTTTCTTCCCACCCCACAAGACGGGAGGCGGGAACATTTATGGTTGCTAGGAAGAAGTTCCTTTTGAACCAAAGATGTAGGCAGGATAACCAGTTCCTACTGTGTAGAAGAAGTCTAGGGTATAATCCCAGTTCTTATTCTTGTAAACCTGCTCTGGTGGATCCAAAGATGGTTTCTCAGCGAATAAGCACTTCAAAGATTCTTTAACAGCATAACTGTCTGCCATGAACCAATAAGCTGTAGTACTAGTTCCAGCACTATTTTGAGATAGTCGTGGCCAAACAACAATCTTAACCGCATTATACAATGGGTTGATGTCGTTGTTTCCACTTCCTGGAAGATACTGTGAGCCTACTACTCTGCGTGCTAAATCCTCTAAAGCTGGAGGAACGATAAGAGTATCAAGATTGATAGGTCGAATCATTCCGTTTGGGTCTTTATGGATAGAAGCAGCTACCCTAGCATCAACAATAGCATCTCTTGAAAGAGGTGGGTTTGTAACTCCACCAGATACAATCAAGTTGCTCATATTGTCATCACTAATAGGGTTAGTGTGAGAAGCACTGAATAATCTTACTCCGTCAGGAGAAAGAGAACTCTGAGTGTCTCCATAAGGATCCTGATAAGTGTCTGCGAATCCTCCTAGTAATCTGTCGGCTAAAGACTGGTCAATTTTATCAAAGGCATCCTCTGTTACAGATTTAGCGACTGTAGTGATTTGATTGTGCAAATCGAACAAACGCATCTTCTTAGTAATTGAGACAAGTCCTCCATAATGAGCCTGAGTCCAAGTGATAGAATCACCTTCAGAACCAGAGATATTAGGGAAGTCTTCGCCTTCGGTTATTTTTCTGATACCAGAAATTCCGTGCAAGATTAGGTGCTCGTGTGAAAGTCGGTTTGTATTATCGACATCGAAAATAGAAAATCCAACATTCTGAGCTACTTTTCTGTTTGCGACTTCGTTAAAGATTGACTGAAGGTCTCCGGTCAAACTAGCAAAGTCAGTTGTTAGAATCGGCATATTTTATTAGCTTCCAATTATTTTATCCATAAAGTATCCACGAACTTTTTTGTCAGTATCAGCACCTACGAGTTGGGTGATAACGAATGTATCTTCGCCTGAACCTTCATTGTTAGTATTAGCAAGATATCCATGGTCAGTAAGAGCATTAGCTGTTCCTACTTGGTCTTGGCCAGTATTGTTTGTGCAATCTGCTTCGAACTCAACACCACGAACATCAAGACAAAGAATCTCAGTAGTTGTTTCACTAGCTGCGGTTGTTTTGTCTTCTAAAGATACGAAACGAACATTGTAAGTATCAGACTCAGCTCTCTTAACAACTCCAGAAGAGAATTGTAGAGCATCGCCCTTGCTTACTGTAGCATCGTCATCCATAACCAATGATTTGATTTTTCCTGAATCGTATTGTAATGGCTTGAACATATTTTTGTGTTTACTTTATTTCACGACCTTTACTTATACCAATCGGTTACTGGAGTTTTCTTTGTAAGAATTCCTCCTTTCTCCGATGCCTTTTCTCTACCACGAGAAGTTGACGATAAAGACTTTTCTGCAGAAAGAGTAGCTCTCTGTTCTTTATCAGGGTCTTTATCCTCTGGAGCAGGGTTGTGTTTTTGGAATAATGTGTAAGCGTCATCTAAGTCGCTAACAATATCCTCAACAGTGCTTCTGCCACGAGAATCCCTGTAGAAAGAGATTAACTTATCCCACTGAGAGTTTGCATCAGGATTACTTTCAAGAAAGTTTTTGATAGCTTTCTTTTCGTTAATCTTCTGAAACTCTGCCTTTGTAAGGACATCATTCTCCTTTGCAGGAGAGGTTTGCTCCTTTGACTTCTCTTTATAAGCCAAGAGTCCCTTTTTATAGTTCTCCTTGTCTTTGAGAAGTTTATCGTATTCCTCTTTGGTGAGAGTCACCTTTTCATCTTCGTCAGAATCAAGGTCGGTTTCATCTTCTGATTGACCAATATCAGCAGGAGTTTCTTCTCCCTCTCCTGTTTTTAAGTCTAAAGTTTTTTCTTCATCCATAGGTTTTAAGGCAACTTTGATACATGGTTTGCCCACCCATGCTACGGACAAGCTCCTTTCAGAGCTTGTGTTTACCCACATTTTCTATGAGTAAGCATAAGCTCTGACGAAACCGTCCATTATTTTTTAACGACCTTTTTTATTTTCTCCTCACTTTCAAAAGCTCTTTTTGCTTGGTCTGCTAAATATAGCAGTTCTAAACGCTGTCCAATCAACATCCATTGGTTTTCTTTTTCCTGAATCATCCCCAAGGATTTCAATATACTCAAATCTCTTTTCTTGAAATAATCTATAAACTTACCATTTCCATGAATACTAATAAGCCAGTTATATCTTCTATTTTCGTCAATCTTTTCTAGTTTGAATGGAAACCCTAGAAGTCTGAATAATAATTTTACTATTAGTTTTTTCATTGTTGTGGTGCTTGTAGAATATCAGTCATAGCTTGTTCTGGTTGAGATGCTCCTCCCTCAGGCATTGCACCCTCTGGAGTTGCTCCTGCTTGACTTTGCTGTTGACTCTTTGCATCTCTATAAGCTTCAATCATTTTCTGTGGGTCTTTATTAAAGAGATGAGCTGCTTCCTCAAAATATGTTTCCTGATTTACCATAAAGATTTCTGGGAAGAAAGTAGCGACTAGATTTAATTCTTCTTGAAGTTCAACCTGTAGTTTAGCATAGGAAGTTTTGTAAACACTCTCTGGTATTACTGAAATCTTATAGAGGTAACCATCTAAATATGATGGGTCAAGAATCACTTTTTTATACTTGATACCTTTCATAGCCATAGCTTCTTCTACAACTGCAGCTTCTTCTTCTAATTCAATCTTTCTTTTTGGGTCAGATACTTTCATAAACTGTATAGCTAAAGTTCCTCTTTCTTTAAGGTCTTTGTCTAAATAAGTATTATCGATTGTGAAAGTTCGGTAAACATCTTTCACTTCGCCGTCCTTATAAACCTTTCTAGGAATTGGGTAGTGAGTCTTAATGTTAGCCAAGCGTAGTTCATATTTCTGTCTCCATAATTCTACAAGCATTTCGTGATAAACAGCTTTTAGCTCTCTTATTCTTTCTTCAGAAATCACAACCTCTCTAGCAGTAGCAGCTTTCTTTTGAAGAAGATGTGGCAAAGATGGTGAGGAATCCTCAATCCCCTGAGCCAGTAACTGAATCATAGATACATCAGCCTGAGAGATTTGCTCGATAGGCATTGGCTTAACCTGGTTTACATCAGTTACATAAATCTTAGTATCAGTTGATAAATAGTCGTCTTCAATGTCTAAGGCATCTTGGTTAGCTCCACCTACTAGCATAGGAACATTCAAGTTCTTGAAACCCTTATCCATTACAGTATTGAAATAAGTATTTAACAAATCATACTGACCAGTAAGAATATCTGGTAGTGATTTTCCATAGAAGAAATGCTTCCCAACAAATGGCTCAAGAATAGATTTAGAGAATGGATAAACCTTTCTGCCATTGAACTCCCAGAGCAAAGGCATCTCTGCTAAAAGAACTCCATTAGCTATGATAATATACTCATCTTTTATCCTAGAATAATATCTAATAACTTCTATTTTGTCTTCCCCAGCTCTGTCTTTCTCAGACCAATCTTCCTTGTGATAGAAAGAATCAGACTCTGCAATATTCATTCCAGATGACTTGTTAACATACTTAGCTTTTGCGAAAGAACCAAATTCGTAATCAAACAAATCTTTATCATAATATTTTACCCAAGCTAGATAAGGCAACTCTTGGATATCCCAAAGCCTGAAAGTAGGAATAAATAATTCAGTGATAGGCATTAGATAGGAAATACATTTATCATTAACATGGACTTCTCTTTCACTGAACTTCACTTCCCCAGTCTCGATATTTATACTCTCAATAAACTTTTGTGGGTGTTTTGTTTTCAAGTATCCTTCATAGACAATTATTGTTCCTTTGCCACCACACTCCCAAGACTCCCAGAAATGGTCTATGGTAGGATTGTTATTTTCTGTATAAGAAGATTTAAGAAGTTTTTGCACAATATCTCCTCTGTCCAAAGACTTTAAGTCTATATTTCCATCCTCGGTATAAGCTTCAACTTTATTATCAGGGGCAGATAGTGCAAACCCTGCAATAAGTCTCTTCATCTTATCTCTGATGGTTGGTAATGATACATTGGCTTGCCAATCCTCTTTACCTGCAGTTTCTCTGTCTTCTACATAAGAGTTTAATCTCTTATCTGAATCATCTACATATTGGTTTAGAGTTCTATCGTTAAACTCTGGATAAGTTTTATTACGAGTATTTATCATCTCTTGGACATGGTCATATACTCTGTTTATAATTTTCTTATCCTTTTCTGTTGGCGTGTATGTTTTTTCGTTTTCCATTAAGCCATTTTAATATGGTATCTATCACCTTTTTTTATTCTTTTTCTTTTCATTTTTTTTCTAAATTCTCTTTCAAGATTTTCTTCTTTTGATTTGAATGTATCTTTATCGAAGAAAGTACAGACGAACGCATCTGCTATATCAGGGCTTTTGATTCCCATATTTATAGACATTTTTTTCGGCATAATAGTTATCTTCCCATTTCCTTCTCCAATAGTATAGAGAACGCTAGTTAGTTGTTTCCATCTTCTATCCTTACTTAATTTTCCTCCATTTAATATCCATTGTCTAGCTGCCCAAAATAACTCTGCTTTTCTATTCGCAAACATTATTCTATTAAGAGGAGATGCTCCGAAGTCAACCTGTATGTGAGGAAACTCTAACTGTCTTAACCTAGAAGAAACTCCTGCTCCTACTCCTCTTCGGTCAACATAAGTCTTTCTAATGTTCTGTGCTACTACCAACCCAGCTAGTCTCATCTGGTCAGAATCCTGTGAATCATAAACAATCTCAGCTAACCCAGAACTTCTCTTGACCATAGTGTCGTGGTCAATTCCAGAATCAGCCACGTCCACTCCTAATTTCATTTCTCCGAAATGTTCTGTTTCATCCCAGTCCATAGCTTTTTCTAAGTCTCCATCGGTAAGAAGTGGAACCCACACCCCGCCAGTCGGTGAATCTTCTGGGGGAAACTCGCACTTATAAAAGGAGTTATACAGGATTTGGTCGTTCATCTCATTCTTCATTTCCTCGAAGAATTCTGGTGGCTGCCTTCCCTCTTTCACGCCAATCGTTTCATCCAGTAAAATATTCACATATCTATCAGAGTTGCAAGACTTATAAAAGTGATGATGTCTTCCACAGAGAGCATTCCCAATCTTCATAAAGAAGTTATCTTGGAAACCACCAAGCATACGAACCATCTTAGCATTAACTATATTCGGAATCATATGAGCATCGTCAGTTACAATATTCGCTGCTCCGTGTCCTACCAAGATGTCTCCAGCTTTATCACTTCTCTTCTGGCTATCTCCAGAAAGTACAGCAACTTCTCCAATACTTTCTCCAACATGGAAAGTAATTCTTGTCTGGCTTCTCTCGTGCCTCAATCTCTCTACGCTGCTCTGAGTTTTCATAGTCAGTTTACTCTTGGTATAATCATTATCGAAGATGTGCCCGATAAGCTTATTCATAATAATCTTAGCTTTATCCTCGGAGCCTCCAATAATCATCCACTTCTCAGCAAAGGTAGTAACCCTGGTTAATACAGCCATAGCAACTATCTCCGAGTTGTGAGTTGGAATCAGCCCTCTCCCTACTAAGTATAGACCACCCTCAACATTTATACAACGACCTTCTTTCGGTTCAGTCTTTGTTATGCCAGTGATTGTTACTGTCTTACTTCTTTTAGTATTCCTAACGATAATCTTTTTTCTTGGAACATTGGTAGGAAAGTTTATTGTTGGGGAAAAACCCAAGTAATATACATCTTTCTTCCCTTGAATTCCGCTGGAAGATTTGTGTGCTGGAACCATCACGAGAGAAATATTTCTTATACCGAGTGATCGCAGAACTTCTGTAATATCATCAATCAATATTTTATTTGTGTTAACAATATAAATCCTTCCGTTCTTCCGACCGTTCTCTCTTTCTTTCTTATTGACCGTTCCGTCTGAGTCTATGAGCCCTGCGATAAGCTTCTTTCTATCTTCGATAGATGCTCTTTTGTATATCTCTGGAATGAATTTTGCCTTAGGCATCTTAAATCCATTTTTATAAAATCTTACAGTGTTAACTCCAGTTTTTTTATGAACAGAAACAGAAGATACCGAATAAGGAATTGACTTTTTTATATGCCTTATATCTGATTCTACTCCAGAAATAATAGGTTCTCCAGTAGTTCCGTCTCCGAGCCAAACTCCGAAAAAATAGGAATCTATTGGTAGAGAATTTTCTTGCTCAAAGTCTATCATATCTATCTCTGGCATTGCATAGTTATAATAGGGAACCCTATTATATCTAATCGGCTGATTGAAAAGTGTTTCAGTCTCTACTTTTCTAAATCCTTTCCAGCTTCTCTTTCTTACAACCCATTCGTGCTTAGCATGGCAAGTAATACTTTCTCCGTTAGAGAAGTCTATTACATACTCATTCTTACTTGTTCCTCCGAGTAAAGCATTTACTCTCACTGGCTTTCCTTTGGGATTGAAGACATAATCTCCTACTTCCAAATCACCATGGTTCTTCCATCCTTCTGTGGTCAAAACAGGTGTATCGTGGCTAATTTCCTTTCCATACTGAGTATAACACAGCACAGACAATCGAGGATGAAGCCTGCGATAGATAGCATCAAACAAGCATGCCTGTCCGTCCGTCATTTCAAAGGGCTTTTCGTGCGGATCCTTATACAGCGTTCTTACAATGTTTTTCACTGACTCCAAGTCTTCTGGTGTCTGCCCCAGAGAACTCATTAGTTCCTTCAGGTAATCCATTTATTTCTTGTTTTAATTCTTCGACCCCCATTTTCTTCACATCCTTCTTCTCAGCCAATTCTCTTAATCTGTTCTGTATTCCAAGAATGTTTGATTCATCAAAGTCGATAGTATTAGCGGTCTTCTCTACCCAGCCCTCATACAGTTGTTTCCATAACTTAACACGAGCGGCATCAGCATGTTTGATAGTCGCCTGAGTGAAAGAGTAATCTACATCTCTTTTGAATTTTAGTGAGTTATTATGAGAATCGAAGCGAGTGAGAAGTTCCTTGAATTCCTTGTCTTCTTTCCACAGAGTGAAGTTTTTCTGGGCAGTACCGATAATCTTAGCTGCATCTGCGTGAGTCTTAGCATGCATCAATGCGGCAACCTTTTCTTGTATCTCAGGCTCCAAGCTGGGGTCAACAAATTTGCTCACCTTAAAGTACTTGCTGTTCCTCAACTGTCCAGGAATTGAATACCAGTAAGCGAACAAAGTTTTCTTCAGACGCAAGTCTTGGAACTTTTCCTTCTTCTTCATTGCTTGATGGGATATGCGAGTCATTTTATTATGTAATTATAACAAATTATACAGATTGTGTCAAATAGGACTTGACAAAATTTTCAAAATAGATTATACTTGAGTTAATGATTAACTTTACCTACAGCGAAATCTGTAACAATCAGAACAGCCATTCTCTGAATGGTGAAGTTAATCATCAGATTACTCTCTACTTTTATTAGTGGGGGGTTTTCTTTTAGGCGACTGGGGGTATAACATCAGGGGAATCGTCGCCAAAAGCTGAAGAGCTACACAGAAAAGTCCCTGAGGCTTCATATAATGACCAGGCAGGATCCTGGATTGGGTGTACGATGCTACTTGAGCTGATAGGGAAGATGAGGAGTGCCGAGAAACAACGGATAAAACACTCCAAAAAATAGTTCTCTCACACAGGGGGGAACTTTTAAGCCGTTGGGAACCGATGAAGGTTTACAAAGAGACTTTGTAATAATACTATGAAAAAGAGCACATACATGAAAAATATCATAAGAAAGTGTCCTTCCTGCGGAGGAGATGCAGAAACCATAGGATTCTTTAGAAAAGGAAAAGGTCTTTGCAGCACCGCTGGATGGAATTGCCCTCACTGTGGATTCAAAAAAGAAGCAGACCTAGGGAAACTACAGAAAGTAATAGATATAGCTAACAACAATCTCTCCCTGCTCTAGCCCTGGCGGGGAAAAAAGAATACATAAAGATACAAACAGTATCTTCTTTTTTTTTATTAAATCTTTCTTAAACCAAATATGAAATTAGGACTTTCTGCAATGACTGCAAACTCTTGCGGGGAAAAAAGAATTAGAACACACATATAAGAGATACACATAACAAGTATCTTCTTTCTTTTATTACTGCAGATAAATGCAAAGTATTCTTTCAAACCTTGTTAAAACCTTTTCAAACTCAATATAAAATTGGGGTATATATAATAAACACTTCGCTTATATGTCTGGGTGTAGGGGTGGGGGGGTGCTTGGTTTTGTTTTCTTTCGAATGCTATTCTAAATTCTTTTCTCTTTCCAAAATGTAAATGTATATTTTCTCTGTATTCCAATCTTATGGATTTT